GATCGGCCAGAATTCAGGCCAAAGTGGGTTCCCCGAAGGAAGAATTGCGGGGAATTCGATGACTTTCCACTCCTCATCCTTGCCTCTTTTGGCCGAATCCTTGAGAACTTGACCAATCAGGTCTCGGTCAGACCACCTTGTGGCAATGATGATGATCGCTCCCCCTGGTTGAAGGCGCTGTCTCGGGCCAGAGGTGTACCACTCATAGGCCGAATCATAGATTCCGGGGTTCCCAGCCGCTAAGGTCGCCTCTTGTTCCGAGTGTGGATCGTCAATGATCACCACATCCGCGCCTCTACCGGTCATGGTTCCGCCCACACCGATAGCAAAGTACTCCCCACGGTCATTTACAGCCCACCGGCCCGCACTCTTGGAGTCCTGTCTCAGCCGAACATTCGGGAACACCTCGTGGTACTGCTCCGAATCCACCAAATTCCGGACCTTCCGGCCAAACCCCACAGCGAGTTCGCTCGTATTCGAGGACTGCATCACCTTCTTGTCAGGGAACTTTCCAAGGAACCAAGCCGGAAACAGGTACGAACCAAACTCTGACTTCGTATGTCTAGGAGGCATGCTGATGGCCAGCCTCTTAATCGACCCATCTGCTATACCTTCAAAGGCCTTAGCCACCACCGCATGATGTCTCCCAGAGATAAACCCAGGCCACATCTTCTTCACAAAAGCCAAGAACGACCCCTGGCACCGCTCCCTCTCCAGCGCCATCTTGTATTCACTGACCTGATTGAGCAACTTCTCCTGGTCAGCCACGCTCAACTGACTGATAAGGTCATCCAACTTCATGCTTGAACGTAATCTTGATTCCTAAGATGCGGCAAATGCCCATGTACGTCGCCGCATAGATGTCCTTGCCAGCCTCAAACTTCGTAATCGTCTGCACAGAACACCCAGCCAACTTCGCCAACTCACCCTGAGTCAACCCACGCTCCTTCCGAGCCCGCTTCACCCGGTCCCCAAGATAAGCCAAGGTGTCAATCTTGACACCTCCCACATCTATATGTGAAACAGTAGTCACTCCAGATTCCTAAAGTTGATGTACACAGGCCGGATCGTCCTCCCAGCCCCCTCCATCTTCTTCACCACCCCCAACTTCACCAGCCGGTTCACGATCTTGTGAACCCCACTCACCCCACTCCTCCCAGTCACATACGCAATCTCCCTCACAGTCGGGCTGTACCCAAACCGCTTCCACCACTCATCAATCGCCAAAAACACTTCCTTCTGCGCCGGGCTCATCTCCATCTCCATGCACTCTCTCTCACTCCTGTCCCCCTTGCGAGCCCTCAAATCCCCTATCTGAACCCGTTTCCGCCTCTTATCCACATACTTATCCACAGAAACTGTGGATAACTTCTCCTCGCCGGTCGGTACGTTTTGGTGTACTTCAGACATGAAAAGTGAGTAAAACGTTGGGAGGAAACAACAAACTAATTGATTTATTGATTAGTTTGAGGTGGGTGCCTCATTTTTAGGCAAATCTAACTTTGACGGGGGGTCTCCCAAAAATGAGGGGGTGGGGTCCGGAGTCCCAGAAAAAACAGAAGGGGGGGTGTCCGCAGAAATCGACTCTCCGGCAGAGGGGGAGAAATCGGAAATGGGGTGGGGGGATGATCGTTCGAGTGGGATAGTATGTGTAGGGGGACGGCCCACCATATCTGTCACAGCGGGGGGTGGGGTATGGGTGGGGTCGACCTCCCCCCGGCTTCCGGATAACTCAGCCAGGAGGGAATCCGCTGCGTTGTCGATTACCTCGGCGTCATCCGCCTGGGCTTTCAGCATCTCACGCAACTGGGCCATTACCTGCGCGCGGGTATCTTCGCTTGAGCGAATGGTGCGGATTTCTTTTCTCTCAGTGAAGGCGGCCACCTCAGTCACGGAGCCGAGAACCTTTGCCGCCGCAGTAATTTGGCCGGGCTTCGATTCCGGGTCGGTTATTACTTTTACCAGGGAATGAATCACCAGGGAGCGCAATCCTGCGGGGGTTTCGTATTCCGCCGCCCTTATAGCCGCTTCGATGGCCTGGATTTCTGCGGAGACTTTGGGGTTAGCCGCGATCCGGTAGGGCTCGCCTAGGATTGTGGAGGGCGCGGCGTCCGCTTTGTATGCTTTCCTGTAGGCGTCTGCTTTGGTGTTTCCCTTTGCTACCTCCAGGGCGAACCGCCTTTGCTTTGGTGTTAGTTCCCGGTTTACCTCACGGCCAAGGATTACGGAAACGGGAACGGTATCTAGTGCGTCCTTTAGTTGTTTACGGGATAACTTGGGTGCTTTCATACTGAGCCGCTGCGCTTCGCGCTGAACCAATCCGGCCCGATCATAGGTGAACATCAGGGGAACATCAAGCCCGCGCCGCCCGCCCTGGCGATTGTCTCCGCCTATCGACCCCGCCGAACCGATAAAAACAATTCAATGGACACTCTGAACCTAGGTGCTACATTGTCCCCTGTGCTGACTGATAGCACGCAACACGGAGAACGCAACATGACTAAGCACGAAGCCCGCGAAGTGAACAAAGCCCGCACCTATATGCAAGTGTTCAACAGCACCCGCGATGCCGCCATCCTGGGGATGGTAGCCCGCACCATGGGCACGCTGATTCGGTCAACCCGCACCGACAAGGCCCGGCTCGAATTGATGCGCGAAGCCGAAGCCCTCGGCGTATCCGGCCACTCTGATTTCATTGTGACCCGTTGGAACTAATCAACCCGTCCCCCTTCGGGGGGATTCAACCCGGAGCCCCACTATGTCATCCCTCATTGTCGTTACCTACAAGCCCGCAACCGATACCAAAGGCGCCCGCCTTCGGGTTACCTGCGGGGACTTCAAGCCGCAGACCCACCCCTATCCCTACGGATACGACGGGCTCCGGGCCTTTGAATGCGCCGCCGCCACCTATGCCGACTCAATGGGATGGCATGGAATCAACCTCGCCGGCGGTTGGATTAAAACCGGCGCCGCCGGCTTCGCCCTTGTCCCCTATTCGACCAAGTGAAAGGAAACGCCATGCAAACCGAATACCCTACCCTCCGCGACAAAATCCGCGCCGAGTCCGCCGCCCGTGCGGCCCGCAATGCCGGATTCGAAGCCCTCGCAATTGAAGCCCACGCCGCCGGGCTTCGCGCCGTTGCGGAAACCGAATGCGAACCGATGGCCGTCTCCGATGGCCGCACATTGTGGGTTGTGAATGATGGGCCGTGCGGCTTCGCCTGGGTCAAAGTGCCCGCGAATTCCGCCTTCGGCCGTTGGGCTCTGAAGCGCGAACTATTCCGCAAGTCCATCAGCGGCGGCGCGATGCTTTGGGTCTCTGATTTCAATCAGTCCCACCAACGAAAGCAAGCCTATGCCCACGCCTACGCGGAAGCCCTCCGCGCGGCCGGGATTGAAGCCTTCGCCGATTCCCGGCTCGATTGAAAAGGGGCGCGCCATGTTCCGACTCGGAATCCTGGCCGCCGCCGCCTTCCTGGCGGTTGTGGCCCTCTCGATTGTGTGGCCGTATGACTGCGCCACCGATACCGAATGCGAAGCGGCCGAGGCCGCCCGTTGTCTCATCCTTTGTGAGAGGTGAAATCATGCAAATGAAACAAGTGGCAACCGCCGTTTTTAATGACAAGTCAACCGAGCCCGCCAGGGCCGAAGCCCTGCGCGTTTTCGTGGACAAGGGCGCGGATTATTGGGACTCGGCCGTGCATCGAATCCTGCCCGCCGTTTTCGCGGAATTGCGAAAACCGCTTTATGACGGCGTCACATTCGACTCAACCGCATGGACTGCGGCCGCCGAAGTGCTCGAAATGGAAATCGAGCACGCAATCGCAACGAAGCAATCGGAGGGCTAAACCATGGGCTGGACTCATTACGCCGACCATCCGCAACTGTCGCGCGCGGAGATGATTCGCCGCGAATTCACCCAGGAACCAACCGCCACCAACCCCCGCGCATGGGGGTTCGAGTCAATCGCCGAGCGGGGATCTGTCGTGTACGCGGTTTGCTTTCAGGAATTCGAAGGGAAGCGCGAGCATTTCGGGTGCGTGTTTCTCACCTCCCGCCGCCGGGGTGAGTTTGGATACAAAGCAATGTCCGAAGATGTTCACCCGTTCTACTACGCGATGCCCGCGCGAATGCTCGCGCAACTTGAAGCCCTCGCGCCGAACCCACCCGGCCAGGGCGCAGAGTGGCGCGCAAAGTGCCGGGAGCACGCGAAGCCGAAGCCCGCGCCGCGCCTAGTGGGCGGGCAACTGGTGACATATGGCGGCCGCCAGTATCGACTCGACTACCCGGCCGGGCCGCGCCGGGGTTGGATTGTGATTCGCGTTTCGGACGGGCAACCCTTCCGACTCAATGCCCGCCAACTGTCGCGCGCGGAGGGTTTGGTATGAACTACTCATTCACGCGGATATCACACAACGCGAAAACCGGGCCGATTCCAGTCACAAGCACCGAGCGGGCATCGTGCCCGCCATCCTGCGCGCACTATCGAACCTCATGCTATGCCGAGGATTTCCGCACCCGGCTTCATTGGAACCGACTAGACCGCGCCGGGCTTAATTTGTCGGAATTGGCCGCGAGAATCGCCGCCCTCCCGCCGGGTCAATTGTGGCGAATGAATGTTTCCGGAGACCTACCCGGAGAGGGTGAGACTGTCGACCCGGCCGCCTTGGGTGAAATTGTGGCCGCCAATCGCGGCCGCCGAGGGTTCACCTACACCCATAAGAAAAGCCCCCAGGCTATCGAGTGGGCGCGCCATGCTACCGAGTGGGGATTTACTGTCAACCTATCCGCCGACGATGCGGGCGAAGCCGATGCCCTCGCGGCGCATGGGCTCCCGGTTGTGTGCGTTGTCCCGAAGGATACGCCGAAACACTCCACAACCCCCGAAGGGCGGCCGATTGTGGTTTGCCCGGCGCAAACCATGGAAAACATGGACTGCGCGAATTGCGGGCTATGCCAACGGGCGAACCGCTCCACGATTATCGGATTCCGGGCGCATGGTGCGCGCGCGCGGATTGCTGACGAAAAAGCGCGCCGAGTGATTCCAATTTCGAGAGGATAAATCATGCCGAACTGGTGCAACAACGAATTGCGGATTCGCTCCGCCGACCCGGCCATCCTGGCTCGCTACCGCGCCGCGATTGAGGCCGGGAGACTCTGCGCCGAATGCCGACCTGAGCCCGACTCCGAAACCTACCGCGCCAGCCTGGGCGCGCCGGGAGCGTTCCCGGAATGGTACGAATGGCGCGTCGAGGCCTGGGGCACGAAATGGGAAATCGCCCCACGGGATACGGGCGAAATCGTAGAGACTACCGACGAAATTCGCGTCCGCTTTCAGTCCGCCTGGAGTCCGCCCGACAAAGCCCTCCGCTTCGCCGCAGAGCGTGACGGGTTTTCGTTTGTCCTGTTCTATGACGAACCCGGCGTCGGTTTCGTGGGCCGGGCTACCGAGGACGGCGACGATTGCCGCGAGTTTGACGAAGTGGACGACGAAACCCGCGCCGCATGGTCGGCCGAAGGCTACGACGCCCCGATATATGAGGGGCATTGAAATGGGCTTCACTCTAATCGTGGGCGACGCCGCCACCTACTACGACACCGACCCCGAGGGCGAGGGCATCTACTTCCAGCGAATCGACTACTGCGCGCGTTTTGAAAGCCGCGAGGATGCCGAATCGCAGGGGGAAAAGATGATTTCGGAACAGGGCTTCGACACTTGGTGCATCCCCGAAACCTATCGGGGGTGGCTCCGGATTGCGACGGGGGCGGCATGAGCCCGGCCGCCTTCATCAATGCCGGGTATCGCCTGGAGCGAGCCCGGACGGCATCCGCCTATGCCGCCGCGCTGGAGCGAGTGCGCGCCATGCTTCGCGAGGTCGACGACAAAACCGAGGCGCGCTATTTGATCGAGAGAGGAAGAAAGGAAGCCAGGACATGAAATTGCAAACAGGCACGATTGTGCGCTTCAAAAGGCCCGACGGAGCCGAGCCCGTGGACATTGTGCGGGATCGGTTTATTTCCGAAACCCTACTATTGCCGTACGCGCCGAATGAAAACCATTCGGCAATTACGCTAACGCACCATTCTTGGTGTCACGAGGGCGACATTTTAGAAGTGTTGGCGCAACCCGAGGACACCGTCCCAAAAGAATGGCGCGGCATGGATGCCATCAATATGGCCGAAACGCCAGGACGGATGGACGGCCCAGGTTTTGAGAGAACTGTCGTAAAGGACTGGGTAAAGGCGGCAGGGGGTGTTGAAAATGTAATTTTCAAGCGCGAATGGAATGTTATGCATCCAGAATACCCGAACAGATACCCGCCGCATTGTTGGATGTGGTCAATGATGACCCCGGAGGGACGCTATGGTTTTCGTTTCACACGCCCAAGAATTGAATACAACCGAAAGGAAGCCAGGATATGAAAACTTACAAAGCAATGATTCACGCATCGTATGAAATGCTTTTCGAAGTGCAAGCCAAGAGTCCCGAAGAAGCCAAGCAAACAATGCGTGCCGCTTGGAATCCTTTCGAGGCCGACTGCGAATACTTCGAGATTCACGACCTTGTCGAGATCGACGAAGGGGTAACGGAATGAACACCAAAGAAGCAAAGCAAGACGCGCTCGCGTTGCTGAACGATGCCGCGAACATCATTTACAGCCTTGAGGGCGACCAATACCAAATGGCCTACGAAATACTGGAGGCCGTGATAGCAAACCTGCAATACGCGCCGCCAAATGAAGGAGCAACAGCATGAAGATCGAACCGAGTGAACTGACATTACTGGACGCCTACGAACTGGGCATCGACGACGGGCTAATGAACGGGTCGGAAGTTGCATTGCAGGAGGGTCTGATCGGGGAGGACACCCGCTCTCTGTGGGCGTATCGACGGGGCTACGACCACGGGGTTGCGCTTTATTGCGAAACCAAACACCCCGAAGGAGCGACAACATGAAGATCAAGCCAGGAGAACTGAACGGCCCTGCTCTCAACTGGGCGGTTGCAATGTGCTTCGGATGGAAGTGGAAGGCCGACGAGAAGGGCGTAGTGTGGTTAGCCCGACCCGATCCTAAAGCGATGAGGCAAGTGATCAACGCTACATCCATGCGGGTCATGCGATTGAGCAACTTTCACCCGATTGCAAACTGGTCGATGGTCGGGCCGATCATTGAGCGGGAAAAGATAGACCTATCTTTCATTGGGCACGAAATCAACGGGTTCCAAATATGGCGAGCCGAAAAATTGGGTGTATGGGGAGAAGAAGGATTCACCCCCCTGGTCGCCGCTATGCGGTGCTATGTGGGGTCGGTGATGGGCAATGAAGTGGAATTGCCGGAAGCATTGGCAAAAGGAGCAAAAGCATGAAGATTTCAGAACTGATCGAGCAACTGCGCCAGTTGCCGCAAGATTGCGAGGTTTACATTTGGTTGCCCGACGGCGAACGACTGCCGATCAAATTGGTCGACGCCGACCCGGCGTTTATCGAGGATGGGTTTGTCGATATCAACACCAAAGAGTGGGGGGAGCAATGAAAAAGGAATGGTTGCAGATGCTTCGAGAGATGCGTAGCGAGGGCTATGCCGTGATCGTGTGGACTCCCGAAGAACTGGGCGAGACCGATCCCGGATGGGTGGAGGATTGCTCCATCAGTTACGGGAGTGAGTACCTTATCCCCGAAACGCAGGAGGGCACATGACACAACAGCAACCCGATCCGCGACTGCCCTGGCCCTTCC